TAGTATTACTCTTGAAACATTTGTAATACTAAATGATATACTAAATTTTATTCCTATGTGGAATAAGAAAATTGAAGATGATATCATATGGCCAACAATGAGTATGAAGTGCGAGAAATACTTACCATTTGTGCAGTATGATAAATCAAAGTTCAAAACTATATTAAAAGAATCCATTGCAGAGTATACATAAATATTTCTTATTAACTCTGTATTCTTAACATGGAATCATTTAAATCTTTTCTGACTGAAAAAGTTTTGTCAATTGGACTTAATCCTGAGCATGAGAAATTCAGAGAAAAACATAGGCAACAGATACATGATGTAATTCACCATTCATACAAAAATGTAGATGGTGGTTATGGTGGTAATGGATCTGGCACCAAGAAAGAATCTGAGGCCATACACCATGACATTACTCATTCAGTTATCAAAGCAACCAAACGTGGTGACAAAATAACTGCTGTTAACTTATATAAGAAACAGCATGGTAGAAAGTCCATTGCTTCTGGCACAGACGGCACCGAGCAGGGTAAGCAAGACTGGAAGAAGACAAAGATGGAAGACCATGAGCAGAAACGTGCATGGGGTGAAGTCTCTGGTGCTGCGGAGAAAATTCAGCGGAAGATGGGAGTACCTGTTATCCATAATAACAAGGTAGGTAAACTCCTGAACAAGGACATCAATCCGCATGAGGATGGTGAACACTACGACCGCAAGATTGGCGGAGAGACTCACACGAAGGTAGCAATGGGTCACCCAAAAAGTGATTGACAAGTCCTAAAAAGTGTGTTATAATTTCTACATGAGGATTAAATTATGAAAAAAGTGATTGTTTATTGCCATGGTTATGGTTCTAGCCCAGAGTCTGATAAACTCCTGCAGTTGAAGGATGCAGGATTTGATGCATACTGTTTTCAAGCAGATATTGATCCTGATATTGCTCACAAAAGTATCTGTGATAAAATAGATTCTATGCTGCTTGATTATCTACATCAAGATATTAAACTAATCTTTGTTGGTACTTCTCTTGGTGGTTGGATGGCGTCAAATCTAGCAGATTGTTATTCAGCAGATGCTATTATTATAAACCCATCACATGATCCAAAAGAATCTCTTGCAAAGTATGGTGTATCAGAAGAAATTCGAAACAAGTATACTCCACTTGTCGCTAATCGGCATTATGTTTACTTCTTTGGTGAGAATGATGAAGTAATCGACCATTCTTTATTTACTGAAACTCTGGTTGGAAAATGCAGGTGGTTCTCTTATAAGGGTGCAGACCATAGGTTCAAAGACCACTTTCATCACGTTATTGATTATCTAAAGAGTATTTGAATGAACAAACCTAAAATTGATAAAATTTATCTTGATATGGATGGCGTAGTTGCAGACTTTGAAACTCGATATCGCCAACTATTTGGGTTAAATCCAAACAAAGCAGAAAAAGATAAGAAGTTTGATGGCAATTTCACAGAATTTATTGCAGATAATAATTTTGCAACACTTGATATGATGCCTCGATCTGGTTATCTTATTAGTTTCTTGGCATCATTAAGTATTCCTACAGAGATTCTATCCTCTACAGCAAACGAAAAGCGTCACGCAGAAATTTCTAGGCAAAAGTCCGTGTGGTTGACTACTCACGGCATTAGATTTAAAGAGAACTTTGTACCAGGAAAACATCTAAAGTACAAGTTCGCTACACCAAATTCCATACTCATTGATGATACGCAAAGTAACATCGATGATTGGAATAAAGCGGGTGGTATTGGTATTCTTCACAAGGATGTCGATACTACTCTAAATATTCTCAGAATGTATATTTAATATTTTTTATAAATATTATGTTTAACCATACTGGAGTTATCTCATGGATTTTAGAACTACGATAATAAAGACATTATTAGGTGAAGAAATTGAACAAGTTGACGAATTATCTAAAAAAACTTTGAAGTCTTATGGAGATAAGGCGTATAAAGATGCTGTCCAACAATCAGCAGATGCACACGATAAGGTGTTTAAGCATATAGAAAAAACAGGTAAAGCACCTTCAACCGAAAAACAAGTGATGAAAATTGCTGGCAAAGAAATTACGCAGGCTGCTAAAAGAACGCAAGGTTTGGCAAGAGCAACAACTAAACTAGCCGAAGAAGAAGTAATTGTTGAAAAAGTATTAGATTCCTTATCACCAACAAAACATGGATCTTATACCGTAACCAGTAAAGTTCTTATGCATCCTGATGAAAAGGTTTATAATACAAATACTTTGGTTCACAAAGGTACCATAAAACATAAAGATGATTCACTTCCATCAAAGTTTGAAGCCCACGTTCATGTAAACCGTGGCGTAGAGTTCAAGACGAAGCATTCTCCTGAAGAAAGAAAAGTGATTACACAACACTTAGATAAACATAAACAACTTACCCAACACAATAAAAAAATGACAAAGGAATATTAAATATACCGTTAAAATGCTTGACACGGGATTCGTCCCGTGTTATACTCCGTATACATTATGTCTAATGTGAAATACTCCGTTTATAATCCGCAATACGAAAGGAAACATTATGAGTTTTGAAAATCTAAAGCGTCAGTCGGGTAATCTCGATAAGTTGACAAAAGCAATTGAATCTCTTGCTACATCCGAGGGTTCAGATAAGAAAGAAAACTTCTGGAAACCAGAGGTTGATAAAGCAGGTAATGGCATGGCTGTTATTCGCTTTCTACCATCGTCTGCAAAGGACGGTGAAGACTCGCTCCCGTGGGTCAAATACTATTCGCATGGATTCCAAGGTCCTGGTGGATGGCTGATCGATAATTGTCTTACGACAAAGAACCAAAAGTGCCCTGTGTGTGAACACAATTCGGGTCTGTGGAATTCCGGCATTCAAGCCAACAAGGATATTGTCGGTAAGCAAAAGCGTAAGTTGAATTATATCGCTAATGTGTATATCGTGTCTGATCCAAAGCATCCTGAGAATGAGGGTCAAGTCAAGTTGTTCCGATTTGGTGCTAAAATCTTCGATAAGTTGACTGAAGCAATGAATCCACAATTTGAAGATGAATCGCCTATCAATCCATTTGACCTGTGGAAGGGTGCTAACTTCAAGTTGAAGATTCGCAAGGTCGAGGGCTATCAGAATTATGATAAGTCTGAGTTTGAATCTGCTGCTCCGTTGTCTTCGGATGACAGTAAGTTGGAAAAGATTTGGCAATCTGAGTATGCACTATCCGAATTTGTTAGTGACGCAGAGTTCAAGTCTTATGATGACCTCAAGGCACGCTTGGATAAGGTCTTGGGGCTTGCAGGAAATACTCCAGCACGGACCACTGTGGAACAAGCAAAGACGCTTCCAAAAGAGCCGGCGCGCGATCCAGAGTTGGTTTCTGATGATGATGAAGACGACCTGAGTTACTTCTCTAAGTTGGCTGAATCGGAATAAGATTCAAGTGCTAAAAGAAACCCCACTTTGGTGGGGTTTTTTATTATACCGGACGTAAATTTTGTTTTGTTATTTTCTGTAGAGATGGATCATCTGTGCGGACAGGAACAGAACTATCAATCATTGGTCCATCTGAACCCTGTGCTGTGGTACTCTTTGAGTTATCCATGCTGATTACTTTCGGTGTGGTATTCTCGGATAACTTCAAGTCTTCATTTTCTGTTATTGCTGATTGAACTCTCGCTCCAGTAGAACTAGGTTCTGGTGATGCGGGTGCTGCTGTTGGTGCAGCGGCGGGTGCGGCAGTAGGTGAAGATGCAGGTGCTTGAGATACTTTACCAAAAGATCCGTCAGCCTTTTTACCATATATTCTCTTTTCCTTATCGGGTAAAAGAGTTGCTGCCTTCATTTGTGCGCTTGCAGGAGAAATGTGAACTAATTTATTAACTCTCTTGAATTGCTCCGGAGTCATATCTTTATATGTACCGATACCTGACTCCATGTTTTTCTTCATTTCTGTCAGTTCATCTTCTTCTATCGATCCTTTTTTCTCAAAGGATTTTACTTTCAACTCCATATTGTCTGCGTTGAATTTTTTGTCTACATCTTTTGATGGACCAAACTTACTTTCGAGCCAAGTTCCTAGTGTGGCATTAGGATCTTTTGTGATATCTTTGATTTTATCATCTATCCAAGGAGCAACTATTTCTTTTCCGAGTTCATAACCAGCTAATGCAGCAGCGATAACAGCACCAATCTGTGCAAATAATGCTCCGCCTTTCATGAACATTTTCAATATATTGCTTCCGATACTCTCCAGACTTTCAAATGCAGCCAACCATCCTAATTTCTTCAGCCATTTAAGTGGATTTATCCATCCAAATAAATCATTTACGAACTTGTCCACCCATGTCTTAACTCCATCGATGGCCATCTTAATCA